CATCAAGAGGATAGAATGCATAAGACCCCTCGTTTGGGATCTTCGTTATCACATGGCAACCAACCCAGACATACTCGCCAATGCCATTCTTATTAGCTGCCATGTGAGCGGGGGAACACGCTGTTGCTAAGAGCGCAATAGAAACAAGGATCGACTTCTTATATTTGTTTATCATTAGTGTGTCTCCTGCCAGTTATTACCAATAGTAAAGTTACCGTCCATCGGGCATTTACAACACAGCATCTTCCCAGCATCACGGATAGCTTTGCATTGTATGTGTCCCAATTCTTGTGCCTCTGTCTTTAGTGCCTCTGTCTGCCACTCATCATGTATTGTGGCCACATGCTTATAGTGTAGGTGTGTGCTTCTCTTATTCCATAGATGCAGAGCCACCTTCATGAGTATACTCTCAGCTGACTGTAGATAAGCAGAGAGAGCATAGTGTTCTGACTTGATCTCTACGTGCCTGCCGTCGAGTCCAACCATGTAACCAAGTCCAGCTGCTGTGGCAGCTTTGAGCTTGAGTCTGACAAGGGCAGGGTATGCTTCAAGGAAGCGCTCAGTTGCTTCTCTGCCTTCTTTAGCACTGCCTCCAATAATGGCTCCAATCTTAGCAGATCCTGCACCAAGAAGCCATGCGTAGATGAAGGTCTTTGCAACATCTCTTGAGTCAATCCCAAGAGCTTCTTTATTTCTTGTGTGTATATCTCCATTAACAACCTCCTCTATGTAGTCAGGGTCTGCCATGTAGTGGGCCAGTACCCTGAGTTGAATCCCTTTAGCATCAGTGCCTAGAAGAACCTGCGTTTCAGGGTTATCCACAGTCCAACAACTACGGCACTGAACCCCATAAGGAGAAGTACTGCCGGGAACATTAGCCATGTTAGGCTCACTATGAGACATACGATGAGTAATAGCACCGATACCCCACACTTTTCCATGAATCCTTCCATCTTTCTCTTCCTCTAACCAAGTTTCGACCAGCTTAGTCCTACTCTTCAGCATCAAATATTCGGCCAGCACATGGGCTCCCTTCGGTGCATCGCTATGCAGGGTCCCTAAATTTTTCTCAGTAATTCTTGCCTGACCATCAGGGTGTGTCTTGGATGGTTTGGTATATTCAGTTGGATTCCAGTATCCATCCAGCCTCTCTAAGACTTGCTTAGGGGAGCCTGGGTTGAAGGTTTTATACTTGACAGGACAGAACTCTCCTGCTGCATATTGAAACTGGTCACCCAAGCATCCGAGTCCCACCTTGGACACACTTCCATCCTCTTTGCGTTTTGGTTTAATACAAAGTTCAATGCCCTTAGGCTGGAACGAGTCTTGTAAGGTCTCTTCTTTATCATCTCTATTCTCCTTCAGTTCACAGTAAAGTGAGTGGGTCTTCCTAACATCAAGGGCAAAGCCATTCTTCTGCTGCTTGTCCATATACTTGGTAGTCAGATACTCAATCTGAATGGCTTGTGTCAGATCATACCCTGCTGTTTCTATTTGAAGGTACCGTAACACCTTGTAAGTTAGCTCAACATCGTTCTCGCAGTAGTCCATCATCTCATCAGAGTAGTGAGAGAAGTCAGTGAAGCCTCCCTTTGGGAAGTTCAGGGTCTTCCCCCAACCGTCCAACCCGTGTCCGTTTTGGCGGGTGTACTTGGATAGAAGGGAAAGAGTGAGCGTATCCAGAATATGAGCAGGAGTAAGAGGCCTCCGCATGTTAAGAAAGCGAAGAAACAATGGACAATCATAGCCGATAATATTATGCCCAACCCACTGGTCATATCCCTCAGCATACTCCTTAAACTCCTTGAGCCTATCATACTTCCACCTCTTAATCTCCCCAGTGTCCACATCTTTTGTACATACACACCAAATCTGAGTGACAGTATCAAGTAGACCATCAGCCTCACTGTCAATGATAAGGCTGGACATCACTCCCCCTCTAACTCTTCTATATACTCTATCTCATTTAGTCTGCATGTAACCGTATCATACAGAATCCTACAGGCTGGACCAGTCAGACCACTGAAACGGTTCTTAAGGACCCTGACCGTGGTTGTATGTCGTTCAATAGCGTCCTCCGCTTGCCCGTTTCTTTCAAAACATAACACCATGTTGGATAGCTGACCAATTGCAGCTGTGCCTCGTAACATAGAGACGCTGCCCTGACCACCTTCTTCAAGGGGGGTCCCTGCCACCCTCTTTGCATGGCTAACCATGCAGAGGTGGATATGCAGTTCAACCGTAAGAGTCTTAAGCTTTGTTGCGATTTCATCTAATGCTCTCCTTTCATCAGAGTTCCTTTGGTCCGACACAAGAAGGGAGATATGATCAAGGATTATGTACTTACACCCCAATGCCCTTACTAAGTAGGTGATCTTATTGATAACCCACTCGATACTGTTCGATCCGAAGGATTCCACAGCAGTAAGCCTGCCTGTACCGTATGTGTTATCAAAAGCAAGCCGCTTGTCTTGATCACTGTATACAGCATTGGGCAGGTGAAAAGGTATTGAAGCATCCACTGACATGAACCCTGTCCCTGTCTCCCTCCTACTCTCCTCAAGGAAGAGTACTCCTACCTTATGTGGTGTAGTCTTAAGCACATGGTGTGCCATCTCCTTCAACACAAACGTCTTACCCATACCAGTGCCACCAGTACAGGTCACCATCTCCCCTAGCCTCTGGCCAAACGTCATGGCATTAAGGCCAGCCCAGGGGTAGTCAAAGCTATCCTTAGAATCAAGAGGCTTAGACACAGCTTCCCACATCTCCTCAATTGAGACAACATCAGGTGGTGAGTACTTCTTAGCATCCCACCATGCATCCACGAATGCCTTAGGCTTACAGTGTTCGATGTACTTGTTAGGGTCCTTGTACTCCATCTGCACCAGCTTAGACTTACCTGGAAAGAGGTTCTCAATAATAGAAATAGCAGCCTTCTGCCCTGGCGGGTCCATATCAAAAGCAAACACGATAGTTTCATACGAATTAAGCCACTCATAGGCAGCAGCACAATCCTTCATAGCTGACGAGGCTGACTTGACAGACACAACAGGGTACTTGGAACCAAGCAGCTGGTATGCAGACATGGCATCTATCTCCCCCTCCACCACGGTGACGTACTTGCCACCATCACGGAAGAGATTCTGTCCGAACAGCCGCCCCTTCTTCATCTCACCCTCAGTGAAGAAGTCCTTGCTCTGCACCACCCTAGTCTTAGTAGCAACGTGCTTGCCATTCTCATCATGATATGGGTAATGGTGTTTGATCAACGTATTATTCTCTGCCTCTAGTCGAACCCCATACTTACGAACAGTCTCGACAGTAATCCCTCTGTCTTTTATAGGGCCAACTAGACCATGTATCTTCTCGTGTACTTTTTCCACTTTGTCCACCTCCCATGGTGGTGTGCTATGCTCCATCATCCAATCATTAGGATGCATCGCATGGTCTGTCATAGGATGAGTATACTTCTCACATACAAAGCAGTACTGATGCCCATCATCATACTCAGCGTTACCGTCTGAACTATCACAAGCAGGGCATGGTCCTCGTTTAACGAACAGTGCTTCACCCATTCTCCTCCTCCTCCTCATCAAATTCTCTCACTACAAATTTGTCAGGTACGTTGGCATGACAATCATCTTGCTCCATCTCATACACTGCCTCGTTTACCTCTTCCTTACACGTATTACACAAGTCTCTTTTACGCTCACTCTTACTAAGAAGAAAGCGATCACATATAGGACATCGCATTAGTTTCTCCTTATTAGCTGTTGCTGGTGAATCGCCCATCAGTACCACGAACATTGTGATAGCCGACAGGACCAGAGTCCACAACAGACTCGTCAGTCCATTCACCCTTGTCCTCATTGCCATACTCAGCAATGACCTCATACTCACAGCACCGCCCCTTTGCGTTGTCGTAATCAGAGGGGATAGACACCACATTAGCAGGGTTAATCTTCAGGATCATGGTATGCCCTCCGAAGCCCCAGAAACCACGTAGGTAGGCCAATGAACAGAAGTGCAGGCCGCGAGAGCAGGTCTGATCCTTATCATCATCAACCATGTTGCGTGGCATCGTCACCGTATCACCTACATGGTGCCTGTTAGTGTGGCTATGCCTATCCAAGTAGTCTGAACGTACACTCTTGTAGGCTAGGAAGTGCCCGTCACTAGTGATAGGCAGATTAGAGACAGCTAGGAAGTCGTACAGTTCCATGATGCTCCGGTTAGAAGAGTTCTTAAGCAGGTTGCTCAAGAAGTTCACCATTGCGGTACTATCTTTGTCTTGCTTAATCATGGTGAGGATTCTATCAGTCAGAGAGTTGTGAATCTCTGTATTATTGAAGTAGATAACTCCATCAATAACACTGATTCCCTCACCCCACGTATCTACCGCGTTAGACACGTTAGCCAAGTCAGGCACAATCTCCCAGTCACCATCTTCGCAGGCCCCAAGGATCTCGTCGTAGTTAACATGCTCTTCATTCACGTTGTAGATCTTACCATCGACAAAGATAATAAGGCTATCAACGT